TGGAGGAACACCCATGAAGAAGAAAATCGCTCCACTCCACCCCGTCCTGCCGAAGTACATGACGGACCCCCGCATGTACGGCGCCCGCTTCATCGAAGGCGGCACCGACGGCACGGGAGCCGGTGCCGGAGCTGGTCAGGGCGGCGCCCAGGGTGCCGGTGCCGGTGCCGGGCAGGGCGACGGCACTGACGGCAAGGGCCCCGAGGGCAAGGGCCCCGCCGCCGACGACGCCACGCTGGGCGACGCCGGGAAGCGGGCGCTGACTGCTGAACGGGCCGCTCGGGCGAAGGCGGAACAGGACCTCGTGGCCGCGACGGCCCGGGTCAAGGAGCTGGAAGACGCCGACAAGTCCGACGAGGACAAGCGCAGCGAGCGACTCGCTGCGCTGGAGAAGGACGCCCCGGAAAAGGACGCCAAGATCGCCAGCCTGACCAACCAGCTGCTGCGCTACGAGGTCGCAGCGGAACAGGGCCTGGAACTCTCCGCAGCTGCCCGTCTCCAGGGCAGCACCAAGGAGGAGCTGGAGCAGGACGCGAAGACCTTCTCCAATCAGTTCGGCGTCCGCCGCGGAATGCCCGGCCTCGCGGCCAACGGCGGCGACCACAAGCCCGAATCCGAGCCAGGCCTCGGGCGCATGCGTGACGCCTACGCGGAGTCCGAAAAGAAGAACTGACCCTCGGGGGCGGTAGCCCTCGGGCAACAACGAAAGAAAGGCAGCCACCATGGCTATCACCCTTGTCGAGGCAGCGAAGCTGTCTCAGAACCAGCTGACGAAGGGCGTGCTGGAAACCTTCATCCAGACGTCCCCGCTGCTGGACCGCATCCCCTTCATGGAGATCGAGGGCAACGCCTTCGCCTACAACGAGGAGGGCACCCTCCCCGGGATCGAGTTCCGAGCGGTCAACGGTTCCTACTCCGAGTCCACCGGCACGGTGAACCAGAAGACCGAGACGCTCACCATCCTCGGTGGCGACGCGGACGTGGACACCTTCATCCAGAAGACCCGTTCCAACTTCAATGACCAGCGCGCGGTCCAGACCGCGATGAAGGTCAAGGCCGCGAGCTACAAGTACCAGGACACGTTCATCAACGGCGACGTTGCGGTGGACGCGAACTCCTTCGACGGTCTCAAGAAGCGCCTGGTCGGCGCCCAGGTGCTCTCTGCGCCGGGCGCGAACGGCTCTCCCGTGTTCGGCACGGCCACCGACACCGAGGCGTTCTGGGCGGGGATGGATGACCTGATCGCGGCCGTTCCTGGCCTCGATGGGAGCAACGGAGCGATCTACGCCCCGACCAAGCTCCTGGGCAAGATCCGTTCTGCCGGCCGTCGTGCCGGCGGGACCGAGATCGTCAAGGAGGACCTGACGGGCAAGCGTGTTCTGCAGTGGAACGGCATCCCCGTGCTGGAGCTCGGCACCACGGCCGCCGGCGTGGACATCCTGCCGCTGGCCGAGACCAAGGGCTCCTCCAGCGCCACCGGCTCGATCTACGCGGTGCGCTTCGGCCAGAACGAGGGCGAGCAGGCCGTCACCGGCCTGACCAACGGTGGCGTTTCCGTGCGCGACCTGGGCGAGCAGCAGAGCAAGCCCGCCTTCCGTACCCGTATCGAATTCTTCACCGGCCTGGGCGTTTTCGGCGGCAAGGCCGCGGCACGCTCCACCGGCTGGCTGAACGCCTAAGCAGAGAGGCCATCATGGCGAAGCTCAACAAGCCCCGGAAGGAACGGTTCCTCCGGGAAGATCCCGAGGGCCGGACCCTGGAGATCATCCGCAACATCGACACCGGAGAGCAGGAGGTCCGGGTCTTCGAGCCCCGGGCGGAGCCGCGGAAGACCCGCCAGGCTCCCGCTCCAAAGCCCACGCCCCGCACGCCTGCCCCTCCGGCGCAGGATCCGGAGGACGTCGAGCCCGAGGGTGACGACCCGGACGGCGCTGTCAAAGAAGAGCCGCCGGTGGAGGATCCGGAGGGCGTAGAGCCCGAGGGTGACGACGAGGACGGCATCCCGGAGGGCGTAGAGCCCGGGGGTGACGACGAGGACGGCATCCCGGAGGGCGTAGAGCCCGGGGGTGACGACGAGGACGGCACTGTCAAGGAAGAGCCGCCGGTGGAGGTTTCGCCGGCTTCTCTCACGCGGCCCCGCCGTGCGACTCGCGCGACCCGCGCCGTCCGCGTCAAGGAGTCCGCTCCGGAGTCCGGCGAGGACGACTAGGAAGGAGGGGCTGCCATGGCTGGAACTGCGATCGCGGTCACCTATGCCGATATCGAGGCCGTCTGGCGGCCCCTCCGCGACGAGGAGCGCACGGTGGTGCCGGGCCTGTCCGGTCAGGCCTGGCGCCACATCATCGAGCACCCGGAGTTGCCGGACGTAAAGGCCCGGATCGACGCGGAGACCATCAGCCAGGACACCGTGAAGGACGTCATGGTGTGGATGATCATCCGCGTCTTGAAGAACCCTTACTCCGCGGCCACGGTTCAGGGAAGCATCGATGATCGCTCCGAGACTCTCACGCTGGACAGCCTGGTCCGGTCCGGCGAGCTGTTCATCTCGGACGGTCAGATGGCCCGGCTCAAGCCCAAGCCCGTGCCGACGTACAGCGTCTACAACCTCCCGCTGGGGGGCTGAGATGCTCACCGACGTCACCGCGCTCCTGGCGCGCGGACAGGCCGAAGCTGAGGCCCTGATGGTCGATGCCTGCACCATCACCCGGAAGGGCGAGAAGACGCTCGCCGCGGACGGCATCCGCTACGAGTACCCCGAGATCCAGGTGTACTCAGGCAAGCTCCGGATTCGGGCACCCAACCAGGCGCCGTGGGTCCAGGAGTCCACCGGGCAGGTCATCACCTGGTCCCAGTTCACACTCTCTTTCCCCGTGGCCGAGTCCGCTGGGCTGCGGCAGGGCGACGTCGTCACCATCACCGCGTGCGAGCTGGACCCCGGCCTGATCGGCATGGAAGTTCGCCTGGCCGGCCGAGCCGGGCAGACACACTCCACAGCACGTCGCTGGAGAGTGGAGGAGGCGACATGACCAACTTCTCCTACGAAATCAAGGGAACCCGAGAAGCCGTTCAGGCAATCCGGCAGACCGCCCGCCAGCTCCCCCGGAACATCGGCAAGGCCGTGGAAGTCACGTCCCGCCGGGTGAAGGACACAGCCCGGGCGCTCGCCGCTGACACGGTGAGCGCGGACGGGCCCGCACGGCACTACCCCTCGACCATCAGCTACGAGATCACCCGCACGGGCCTCGGCGGCAGCGTCGAGGGCACCATCGGCCCCAAGAAGGGCCTGATGCAGGCTGGTCTGCCTCTGGAGGTCGGGACCCCGTACCGCGGGGCTACCCCGATCATGGAGCCCGCGCTCCTCCAGAACCGGCAGGACTTCCTCGACGGCATCAACAAAGCTGTGGAGGACTCGCTGTGATCCAAGAGCACGTAGAACCTGTACTCGCTCGCCTCGAAGCTCACCCGACCCTGGTGGACATCGTCGTGGACGGTCTGCTGGATCAGGACCGGGACCTGCCACGGCCGCCGCCGCTGGTGGTGTTTCACGCCTGGACCCCCACGAGGGAAGTGACTCGCCTCGGCGGGGTACGTCCCGACACCGCGGAGTTCCGGTTCACCGTCCATTGCATCGGAGAGGACGCCGCGCAGGCACGGCGCCTTGCCGATGCTGTGGAGGCTCAGCTCGGGGACGGGTGGAAACCGTCCGTACCCGGGTGGAACCCCGGCCACCTCCGTCACCCGACATCACTCGCACCACGGCCGGGCCTGGTCACGAAGCCCGCCACTCACATCACCACCGACGAGTACCGGATGACCAGCCGGCGCGCGTCTTTCTAGGAAGGCACCACATGAAGCTCATCCGCGTGCGCCCCGCTGAGGGCGGCGAAGAGACCACCGTCTCGGAGGAGTGGCTCACCCGGTTCCCGGGTGAGTTCGTCCCGGTCGATGACGAAACCGAGACCGTCCCGGAGCCGGAGCAGCCCGAGCCGGCCAAGTCCCCGCCCGCCAAGGCCGCCAAGGCTGAGCCGGCATCCAC